GACGAGGCCATGGTGCTCGTCGAGGTCACGAACTCGACGCCTGAGCCGGACGGCACGCGCAAGCTCTACTACCTGCGCGTGCACCCCGAGCTGCGCCCGCTGCCGGACCCGGCGAATCCGAACGCCCAGCTCGGCGCGCCCCAGGCGATGACGTGCCACAACGCCGTGGCGAGCACGTTCGGGCGGCGCGGCGAGGACTACCACCCGGAGATCGAGACGTGACGCCGCTTCGCAACATGGTGGACATCCTGTGCGCCGCGCTCGTGAAGGTCGAGCTCGCCACCGATGACCCGGGCATGCACCGCGTGACGCTGAACGGCTTCCAGGTCGGTCCGTCGCTGCCCTACGACCGGGCGATGCGCCGCGCGACCAAGGCCCGCGCACTGCTCAAGTCGGGCCTGGACGTGGTGGCGTTCATGCTCGGGATGGATGGCAGCGATGGCTAGGCCGGGGCTGACCGACGAACAGAAGCGCGCTCGCATCGGCAAGGTGACCGCTACTCGTGTTGCGATGGTGGCGCTTGGCGATGAGCATCCCTATGGGGGCGCGCGCGCGGCGTTCATCGATGCCATCGGCGAAGCCGAGGAACCGGCTGGCCCGCAAGCCGAGTTGATGGCCATGGGAAACTACCTCGAGCCGGGCATCCTCGCCGCCTACGCCGACCGCACAGGGCAGGTCGTGGCGCCCGGTCGCGTGATGGTCCACCCGACGAAGGAGTGGGCCGCTGCCACGCCTGACGGCATCGTGGTCCAGGCCACCGGTTTCGTGCAGGCCAAGCACGTCAGCCGTGACGCTCACCTATGGGGCGACGAAGGCACGGACATCGTGCCCGACCTATACCGCATCCAGTGCGCGTGGGAGATGGCCGTCGCGCCTGGCATCGAGTGGGATGACCTCGCGCCGTGCATCATGGGCCGACTGCGCATCTATCGCATCGCGCGCGACCTGGAGCTCGAGGGCTACCTCTGGCAGATTGCCGAGAAGTTCTACCGCGATCACATCGTGCCGCGCATCCCGCCGCCGCCCGATGGCACGCCGGCCTCGGCCGCGTGGATTCGGCGCCGGTACCCGCGCGACGACGGTTCCATCGTCACCGCCACGCCCGAAGTAGCGCAGGCGGTCGCCGAGTACGACACCGCGCGCACCCTAGAGAAGCAGGGCGCCGAGCGCAAGGAACTGGCCGCGCAGGTCATCCAAGAGTTCATGGGCAGCGCTACGGCCATGGCCATCCCGGGCCAGCCGCACGGCGTGACCTGGAAGGCTCGCAAGAGCGGCGGCACCGACTGGAAGGGCCTCGCCGCCGAGGCGATGGAGTCCATGACGCCAGCACACCGCAGGCGCCTCACCGAGAAGTTCACGAGACCCGGCAAGCGCTCGCTACGCGTGCCCAACAGTCAGGGGGAAGACGATGAGTGAGAAGCAGACCGAGACCACGACCGAGCCACAGAACGGCCAGGCCATGCAGCAGGCCGAGGGGCGGAAGGCGGCCAAGGCGCCGGCCACGACCATCGGCGCGTACCTCCGTGACCGCCAGATGGCGCTGTCCCAGGTGTGCCCGCCCGGCGTGAAGGTCGAGAAAGTCATCAACACGGTTGCCGTGCTAGTGGCCTCCGCGCCCGAGCCCAAGCCGGGCAAGCCGTCGCTGCGCGAGTGCACGTTCGAGAGCGTGTTCCTGGCCGCGATGCAGGGGTGCGAGCTCGGCCTGTCCTTCAACCCGGCGCTCGGACAGGGCTACCTCATCCCGTACGCCGGTCGCGCCGAGTTCCGCCCTGGCTACCGTGGCCTCGTGAAGCTGGCCAAGGAGGATGGCGGCGTGCGCGACATCGAGGCGCACGTGGTCCGCGTGGGTGACGACTTCGACTACGCCCTGGGCCTCAACCCGAGGCTTGACCACTGCCCGGCCATCGAGGGCATCCCGGGAGAGGTCACGGCGGCCTACGCCATTGCTTGGATGCCAAGTGGGCGCGTGATGCTCGAAGTCATGACGCGCGCGGAGATCGACCATATCCGCGACAAGCACGCCGCGAGCGGTTCCATGATGTGGAAGGACCACTTCGACGAGGCCGCCCGCAAGACGGTTCTGCGGCGCCTGTGTAAGCACATCCCGGCCGGCGAACGCCTCGGAGATGCGCTGGCAGCGGACAACGAAGTCGAGATCACGGAGGCCGAGACCGCGCCGGCCAAGGTCGAGAGCCTGAAGGCGCGGCTTGCGGCGAAGGCGGGTGAGTGATGCCGCGCAAGGTGATTCAGATCGCCGTGGCTATCGCTCAGTGTCGAAGCGAGGTCGCAGGAGAGGTGACCGACTTCTCTTCTGCTTTGGTGGCGCTGTGCGATGACGGCTCGGTCTGGACAACTGAAAACGACCGCGATGGCGGCTGGTACGAAGATTGGCGGCCCGTTCAGGCCATCCCCCAGCCAGAGGATGAGTAGCCATGGACATCACGACCACGCGAGCGCCGCTGCTGGCCGCAGTCACGGCTGCCGCGCGCATCGCCAAGCCCATCAACAAGCAGAACCTCGGCGCCATGCTCGAGGCCAACGGCCACCTGCGCATCGCAGCCACCGACGCAACATCGACGGTCAACGCAGACGTGTCATGTCAGGTCGCGAAGAAGGGCCAGGCGGCCATTGATGCGGGGCGCTTCGCCAAGGCCGTGGCCGCGATGGGTGACGCCATTCGCATCACGACCAAGGGCGATGCGCTGACCCTCTCGTCCATTGACGGGTCAGTCACGCTCCCGACGATGCCGACAGACGTGTTCCCACCGCTCGCCATCCCGGCGGCCACGCCCTTCCTGACGGCCGACGCGGGTACCCTCGCGGCCTGGATCGCCGACGCGGCCTATGCCGCCAGCGAGGACAAGGATCGCGCCAACGTCGTCGGCGTCATGGTGGAGCTCAAGGATGGGCGCCTGCGCGCCTCGGCCACAGATGGCCACCGGCTGGCTTTCAGCGTGCTCGAGGCCCCGAACGCCCCGGATGTGCGCCTGCGGCTCGTGCCCGAGGCCACGCTGGAAGTGCTGTCGCTCTGCACGGGTGACGTGGCGCTGGCCATGGATGGCGACCGGCTCATCGTCGCCGGCAAGGACATCCGCGCCATCGTCCCGCTCTACCCGGCCGACAACTTCCCGCCCGTGGATCAGGTCGTGCCGCAGAACCCATCACGCATGCGCGTGAACCTGGCCTCACTGCGGGGCGCCATCGACCGTGCTCTGGTCGTGGCCACCGACAAGAGCGTGGTCGTGAACCTGGAGCTCGGCGCCAAGTCGCTGACTGTCATCCTGGAAGGCACAGGCGGCTCGTCCCGCTCGGAGGTCCCCGGGGAGTACGACGGCAAGCCCGGCCGGGTGGCGATGAGCGCGTGGTACCTCGGCCAGGCCATCAAGCACGCCCAGGGCGAGACCATCGTGCTTGGCTACTCAGACGAGCTCGGCCCGTTCATGGTCGGGGACAAGGCCGTTGTGATGCCGGTGAGGCCAACCCATGGCTGACATCTGGTTTCGCGAGGAGGGCGGCACGTGGGTGGCATTCGTGTCTGACGCGCCCCGCATCGAAGCCCGAGGCCTGACCAAGGCCGAGGCGCTGGGCCGTCTGGTTGCGCTGCACGCCGATTCGTTCCTCATCCACTACAACCGCGTGGGTGGCCCTGCGGGTGCGGCCTGCGACTACCCGATTCGCATCGTGGGGTACCCATGAGCGACTACGCTGCATTCCTGGCGGGGAAGTCGCAGACGGATGCCGGCGGCGGGTTCGCACCGTCGTTCATGCCTGACCAGCTCTTCGACTTCCAGCGCGCCCTGGTCGAGTGGGCTTGCCGCAAGGGCCGCGCCGCCGTTTTCGCCGACTGCGGCCTCGGGAAGACCGCCATGCAACTCGCGTGGGCCGAGAACGTCGTGCGCCAGGAAAACGGCCGCGTGCTCGTGCTGACGCCGCTCGCCGTTAGCGGACAGACGGTTCAGGAGGGCGCGAAGTTCGGCGTCGAGGTCGCTCGGTCCCGGGATGGCTCGAAGACGAGGCGCATCGTCGTCACCAACTACGAACGCCTGCACCTGTTCGACCCCGGCGACTTCGACGGGCTGGTCTGCGACGAGTCGAGCATCCTCAAGAACTTCGACGGCGCGACCAAGGCGGCCATCACGGCGTTCGCACGCGGCATCAAGTACCGCTTGCTCTGCACGGCCACGGCGGCGCCGAACGACTACCACGAGCTCGGCACGTCGTCCGAGGCCCTGGGCTACCTCGGCTTCATGGACATGCTGGGCAAGTTCTTCAAGAACGCGCGGAACAACTCCTCGCTCGGGCGCGCGTGGAGCAACCGGGGCGGTGGCGGGCCGCAGTGGCGCTTCCGTGGCCACGCCGAGAAGCCGTTCTGGCGCTGGGTGGTCTCGTGGGCTCGAGCCCTGCGCAAGCCGAGCGACATGGGATTCGACGATGGGGCCTTCCATCTGCCCGAGCTCATCCAGCGCGAACACGTGGCAGCCGCCCGCAAGCCACGCGCCGGGGCCCTGTTCAGCATGCCGGCGGTTGGGCTAGCCGAGGAGCGCGAGGAGCGCCGCCGCACCATCGACGAGCGCTGCGAGATGATGGCCGGTCTGGTGGCCCATGGCGATGCCCCGGCCGTCTGCTGGGCGCACCTCAACGATGAGGCCGACCTCGTGGAGCGGCTGGTCCCGGGTTCTATCCAGGTCAGCGGGCGGGACTCCGACGACGAGAAGGAAGAGAAGTTCACCGCCTTCACGACCGGCGAGGCTCGCGTGCTCGTGACGAAGCCCGTGATCGGCGCCTGGGGCCTGAACTGGCAGCACTGCGCCCACATGGTCACCTTCGCCTCGCACTCGTTCGAGCAGTTCTACCAGTCCGTGCGCCGCTTCTGGCGCTTCGGGCAGAAGCGTAGCGTCGTCGTCGACCATGTGCTCTCGGATGGTGAGCAGCGCGTGCTCGCCAACCTCCAGCGTAAGGCGGTCCAGGCCGAGGCCATGTTCGCGTCGCTCACGAAGTACATCAACGACGAGCTCGCCATCGAGCGCGACCGTCACTTCACGAAAGCCGAGGAGGTCCCGCCGTGGCTGTAGCCGATCAGAAGGTCACCGACCGATACGCGCTGTACATGGGCGACTGCATGGAGGTGGTCACTAAGCTGCCACCTGCCAGCGTTCACTTGTCGCTGTACTCGCCGCCGTTCGCGGGGCTCTACAACTACTCCTCGAGCGAGCGGGACATGTCGAACTGCGACAGCTACGACGCCTTCATGAAGCACTACGAGTACCTGGTCGCCGAGCTGGCGCGGGTGACCCTGCCGGGGCGCGTGACCGCAGTCCACTGCATGGACGTGCCGAGCGGGAACACTGGCCGCGACTACATGACAGACTTCCCTGGCGACATCATCCGCCTACACGAGCGCCACGGCTTCCACTACGTGGCCCGCTACTCGGTTTGGAAGGATCCTTTTGCTGTCTACCTCCGCACGATGAGCAAGAACCTGCGTCACAAGACGTGCGTCGAGGATTCCTCCTCGTGCTCGGCCGCCGCCGCCGACTACCTCATCGTCATGCGCAAGCACGGCGACAACCCCATCCCCATCGCCCACCCGACCGGACTTCTGGACTACGCCGGGTCGCGCACGCCGCCGCCCGAGGTCATGCGCTACCGCGGCTGGCCCGGCAAGCAGACCGAGAACCGCTATTCGCAGTGGGTCTGGAGGCAGTACGCCTCGGCTTTCTGGGACGACGTGCGCATCGATAGGGTGCTGCCCTTCCGCGATGCCAAGGACCCAGAGGACGAGCGGCACGTGCATCCGCTCCAACTCGACGTCATCGAGCGCGCCGTGGTGCTATGGAGCAACCCGAGCGAGACGGTACTGACGCCGTTCATGGGTGTGGGCTCGGAGGTCTACGGCGCCCTCATCAACGGCCGCCGCGCGGTCGGCGTCGAACTCAAGGCGTCCTATTACCGCCAGGCCGTACTCAACGTGGCCGACGCGGTGAGCGCCAAGCCGGCCGCCGCCGCGCAACTCTCGATGTTTGGAGGGGCCATCTCGGCACCGCAGAACGGCATGCCGTACCGCACCCTCGGCCGCGACGTGGCGGCGGTGACGGCAACGCCAGATGACAAAACCTCTCGCGGCATGGACGAGGAGTAGACCCATGGACCTCAAGAACCCGAACCTGGACGAGCAACTGGCGACACTCAAGGAGATGGCCGAGAGCACGGAGCGAAGCTGCAAGGCCATCGTCGAACGTGCCCGCGAGGAGGTGCGGACGGCTCAGCGCGCGCTCCAGACCATCGACGGCATCGGCATCGTGGCCGCCGCGTCGAACGTGTGGGTGCGCGAACTCGACTTCACGCGCATCGAGGAGCGCTACCAGCGAGTCCGCGCGAACATCGAGGTCAACCAGTGGGTTGGCCACAACGAAGGCATCGCGAGCGAGGAGCGCAACAGCCCGAGCGACCCGCCCATCGTGAAGCCGGGCAGGTACCGCGCCGTCCTGTGCCTCATCCCGATCAAGGACGAGCCATGACCGCCCAGCCCATCCGCCTAGACTCCGAGATGTGCCAGGGATGCAAGTACGGCTGCACCGAGTGCCAGGCGCGCATCCCGGCACCGATGGCGTGCGGCGACTGTCGCTCGTTCAGGCGGTGCACCGCTTTCCTGTCCCGCAAGGGCCACGAGCGGTCCTGCGACTGGATCCCCTCGTACTTTGCAGCCAAGGAAACCCCATGACCTGCCGCTGGTGTGGCCACGAGACCATCCTGACCGAGGACGTGTCGTCCCTGCTCAGCCTCGCGCCGCAGATGACGCCCGAGGCCAGGCAGCAGGCGCAGCTGTCTGCCGCGATGAAGGCCGCCGCGACGCCCTGCCGCAAGTGCACGGCGTACCAGAACGCGCTGACTGGCGGCCTGCGTCCCGACGGCTCAGGCTGGTTCATGTTCGACAACCCGGACGGCTCGGTGTACCTCGAGCTCGTCGGCCCGGCCATCGAAGGTAAGCGGCGCGTGGTGCGATGGACGCTGGCGGGGCACTCAAATGGTTACGGCGTCTGGACGGCGACCATTCACGCCGCGCCCGGTGGCAAGCGCGAGGCCGGCGAGCCGCTTGGCGTTGAGTCGCGACATTTGCTCCGAGGCGATGCCTTCCAGGATGAACGCGAGGCCGAGGTGCTGGCCGCCGTGCCCGACCGCGCTTACGCCCAGTGGCGCTCAGGCGAGCCGACGTGTGAGTACCCGGGCTGCACCAACCGCGTCGCCCATGCCGAGACCATCGGGACTAGTCGCCGCCACTGGTGCGAGCCTCACACGCCTCGCCGCCACTATGAGTGGTGCCCGGACCCATGCGCAAGGCTCATATCAGAGGCGCGAGAGAGGGGTAGTCGGTGGCCCAATCGGTAGGCGGTCGACACTGCGTAAGTAGTTGATATTATTGATGAATTATGCCACAGCACGGCACGCATACAATGGGCATTGTGGAAACGGAGTGGGCCAGATGGCCCCCGGGAGGTAGAACGATGGCACGAAATGGACATGGGCAGGTTAGCGTGACCCCCTACGACATCGTTGCACCGCACCGCCCGTGCGGGTACGACAAGCCAGATGCCGACGCCGAGACCGGCGCCGGCTGGCTGCGTCGCGCGTCGCTGCTCACGCCCCTGGCTGCGTGGCGGATCTGCCAGCGCCCGGATTGGCTGTTCTGGCTCTGTAGCCGGGTCGGGATCGAGCGCAAACTGATCGTGCTCGCGGCGTGCGACTGCGCTCGGCTCGCATTGCCGTACGCGCGCGGCCCTGAGGCACTAGCGTGCATCGAGACGACGGAGCGATGGTGCCGGGGTGAGGCGACGATCGAGGAGGTGCGAGCAGCGCGGAATCGCGCATGGAACGCCGCCGCCTACGCCGCCGCCGCCGCCTACGCCGCCGCCTACGCCGCCGCCTACGCCTACGCCGCCGACGCCGCCGCCGCCGCCTACGCCGCCGACGCCGACGCCACCGCCCGTCTCGCCACGCGGCGGGCCTGCTGCGATGCAATCCGGGCGCGTATCCCGTTTGAGCTGGTGCTGGCGGGCCTGGAAGGTGCGAAGTGAGCGGCGGAACGACGACCCGCGGGGCTCACATCGCGGCCACGACGCGCCACGATGCCGGGGCCTACGCGCGGTGCTCCCCGCCCCGCACCGGAGGTGACGAGACATGAGTACCGACGCAGACGTCGATATCGATGGCCTCGCCGCCTGCGTGGCCGCGCTCGAAGCGATGACGCCGATCGGCCGGCGCTCGGCACTCGTGTACCTGAGGGATCGGTAAGTGGACCACATGACGCCGGAGCGCATCCTGGCCGACCTTGCGCGTATCGACCCGGGCGAGCGTTTTCGCGCCATGGTCAGGAGCGGGCTCATCGACGAGGACGGGCGCGTACTGGGGCGGCACACCGGAGGTGACGAGACATGAGCGCGGCGAGACGTGTTGCGCTCTGGGAAGCGATCAACGCCTACGTGCGGGCATGCGGCGGCGATCCCTCCGCACGCACCGTTGGCGTGGCCCGCATGAACGCCGTGATAGCGGTCGAGCGCGCAGCCATGGCCGAAGAGGACGATATCCGCGGCGCCCTGGCCAAGGCCGAGGCCCTCCTCGCCGCGCTCGCGGAGGCGATGCCGAGGTGCGAGCAACTTGCGAATGGCACGCGCTGCCGCGAGTTGGCGACCTGGGCGCCCGATGTGATGCCCGATTCCGGCGTGTGCTGCGAGACGCACGTCCCGACCGATGCGGAGTGCGAGGCCGGCATGCTCTCGCCGCGCCGGCTGCGGTACGCCGACGCCCTCGAAGCCGCCCTGGCCGCGCTGGGGCGCAAGGAGTCACCATGAATCCCGCCGAGACCGCGCGCCTCCTGTTCGAGGCACACGAGAAGGGGCAGATCAGTAAGCGCGACCTGCTGAGCAGGCTGCGCAAGCTGATCAATGAGGTTGCTCGCGAGAACGGATACGCCGATCGGTACGGCTTGCCGTATCAGCGACGGGTCGCGCTAGGTCGCAAGGAGACGCCATGACGCCCTGCCCGATCTGCAACGCCGAGCCGCACGCCGCCGACTGCCGGGCGGTCGCGCTGGCGCATGAAATCGACCGCGCCGTGTTCGAGGATGCACCGAGCGTGCCGACGCACGGGCCGACGCCGAACGCGAGCGCGAC